CAATTTGATATAAAATCAACTGCGCCATTAACACAAGGCAAGGTCATGACTTTTTCTCTTGTAATTGTCTCGTTGTTTAGTAGTGCCTCAAGCAAGACATCATCAACTATTGGTTCCGGCTCGCTTTTCGTTTCATCTCGCTTGAAAAAATCAAATAAACCCATGCTTTCTCCTTTCTTAAAAACTCTGGACAACAAAGTCCATTTGATTTAAAAAATAGTCCTGCTGCAAGAGATAGGTTGCATTTATCAAGCTAACAACCATATCAACCTTGCCGGTGGACTTCTTTTTGTTAACATATTTGTTTTTGTTGGTGTCATATACGCACCGAGCATTTTGAAAATTAATCTCCAAAAGCTTATTTTTTGTATACTTAAACTCTTTGTTTAAGATTTTTTCCTGTAAAAATTTTGTTGGTGGATGCAGCACACTTGAATGCTGTCTAATCTCAACCATGTTATGTCCTGCTTTTTCCAACTTTTGAGCGGTTGATAAAGCATTCCACCTGTCGTAACCAATTGCTTGAACAGTGACTCCATATTCTTCCTCGATTTTAAGGATAAAATTCTCAACCACTGTGTAGTCAATTACTCTGTCACCGCATGCGATACATTTACCGCTTTTAAGAAGTTCCCTGTAATTGACTTTTTCAGATGCTGTTTTTTCCTCAATTCGTCCCTCCGGAATAAAGGCAAAAACATCTGCAAGAATCTTGTTATCGTCATCCACTCCAACCATTGCCACTGATGTATTATCATTTGTTTCCGACAAGTCGAGTCCCAAATAAACAGATTTTCCGCTCCAATTAATTTTGGAGCATCGGCAATCTTGAACATCCTTAACATCAACATAAGTTGATGTTCCCATGCCTTGATAAACGATATTGCAGTGCTTTGTCACAAAGTTTTCTCTTTCTGACTCAATTGCGATTGCTCTCGCTCTTTTTTTCTTTAAATCATCCCATATCTCTGGGATTTCAAGAGCGACAGGATTTGCTTGTTTCAAAATCAGATCGTCTGTCTCCCAATCCTTTTTGTTATCCGGCTCATATAAAAGCGCAAATACAGTCTCATCTTTTTGTAAGCCGTCAAGGACCTTTTTCGCATACGCAACCTCATCCTCAAAAGGATTGTCAATTGTCGGATATTTTGTCGATATAATAAAACCGAGCTTGTTTAAAATATTCAACTGACCAGATCGCATTGCATCTATCGGATATTTAATCGGCAGCGCACCAACCTCATCAGCGATGAAAGCATTCGGGAGTTTACCATCCATCCTGTTATTTGAAAAAGCCAAAGGCCTTAACTTGGAATCATTAACAAGAAATTGGATATAATCTCTCAAAATTTTCCATCTAACTTTTCCGTTGTGTTTATAAATAAGCGGAGAGCTTTGCAATGTTTCACTGATTGCATCTTTAATCTCTTTCGACAGGTCTCCGTCCGGTGCCACCGAATAAAACTTTGAAAACTTCGGCTCAATCAAAAACAGGATTATAAAAAGCGCCGCAACAGTATATGTCTTGAAATTCTTTCTGCAGATTTCCAAGATGCCTGTTTCATAGCGCCTCTTTTTGGGATTATCTCGATACACAGTGCAGATAATTGCTATGTAGAACAACCACTGATAACCTGTTGTGCATTCGTAAAGTGTCTGACCTGCTTTAAGGCCTTTAGGCATGATAAGCAAGCTCAAAATGCCCTCAACCTTTTTAACCAACTTGGTGCTGATAACATACTTTTTATTTTTGCCCTCACATATATTCATAAACTCTTTCATCTGGAGTTTGACATATTTGGGAGTCGTTTTCTTACGATAATTGTTTTTACAAAATTCGTAAGCCTTATTCGTCATCACTGTCGCCATTGATTATCTCCATGAGCGGATCATAATCCTCTTTTGACTGTTCAGCTCCAAAGGTCTTAATTATTTTCAAAAGTGTAGACACTGTTTTATTTGCGGAATCATTTGTCCTATTAAAGTTATTAAGTGCCGGATGCGCATAAATGTTTTTGCGGCCTTTAACATATTCCTTAGTCACGCTCATGCCGTCATCCTGTAAGCACTTGTCAAGCTCGTCCAAATAGTCAAGTTGTCTCAAATAATTCTTAAATGTATTCACAAAAAAGAAGTTATCTTGAACACCTGCAGCCTCGGCAAGCTCTAAAATCTCTTTTGCCTTTTTTTTCATTTTTTTACCTCATATTTTTCATTTCATTGCGGTTTTTATGCATTTTTATGCACATTTTCCAAAAAAATCATGAAAAATTGATTTTTTTGTGTTTAAAGCTTGGCGGTCCGTTTTGATTTTGTTTTGAAAAACGCAGCATTTGGGTAGGGGGGGTATGTTCTCCCTCCCCACCTAATGCCATATAAATAGCTAAATAGCTATTTTATCTCGTTTGTTTCCCTTGCGTAGGCTAATTGCTTAAGGTACTCTTTATCAATCAAACCTTTATCTGCTTTTGTATGACACAACTTGCACAAACAAATCAAATTGAAATTATCAAGCAACAAATCTTTGTTGTCTCTCAGCTTTTCAATGTGATGCACCTCAAGTTTTTCATAAACAAACTCGTTATTATCTTTGCAAACTTCACAAAGATAATTTGCACGCTCCCGAATCTCTTGGGACTTAGCCGCCCATTTATAAGTATTGCGCAAGGCTTTTTCTTCACCCTCATTGCTTATAATATTCTTTCTGCAAGTCATATTCTTGGGATGAATGCGGCCGCATCTTGCGCATGCCTTAAGCATCATATTTGAATCACTTGTCCTACATAAATCAAGTTTGGATTCTCGATTCCATTTTTAGCAACCAAGGCATCAACTGTGGTGCCAAATGCCTGCGCTATTTCGGAGAGTGTATCCCCTGCCTTTACAACATAGGTCTGTCCACCGCTGCTGCCGCTTGTGATGTGTTCATCATTTGTCCAACCCATGCCATCATTTATGAGGTATGGATTTCTTGTTCCGGCTAACACCTTGGTGATCGTTCCGGATGTATAAGCAGGAGCCAACGGCTGAGTTGAATCCGAGCTTGTATATATAGCATTGAATGTTACATTTTCACCCACGCTGTGATTTGTGCTCGGAGTTGGTGCAGGAGCAGGACTCGGTGCAGGAGTTGGTGTTGGACTTACACCGCCACCGAATCCATTTAATTTTCCATCTTTGATAATCTGTGGAAAATCAACAAGGCATCTGTTCATGTCAACTCTGCCATTGATTCCAGCAACATTACCGCTTGATGTGTACTGCCACATTGCCCAACCTGTTGCATATACAGGCTCGCTACCATATCTTGCTACCCACAAGGAATAATCCGTGAGTCTGCTAAGTTCCAATTTATCTTTAAAACCACTAATGTCAGAGGCATATATTCCGGCAAAATAGCCTGCTGCCTCCATTGTTTTGCAGAATGCAACCACCGCATCTGTATTGCCTGCCTTATCAGCTCCATTCGGTGCCTCAAAATCAATGTAAACAGGCATCTCAAATTGTTTGCCTGCTAACTGTTCAATAAACCTTTTAGCATCCGCCTCACCTGCTGCCGCACTTGTACAGTTCGGACCTACAAAGTAATAAGCTCCAACATTTACACCTGCAGCTTTTGCTCCGGCATAATTCTGTTCATAGCAAGCATCTGTATAGAATCCGTCATCAGAACCGCCTGCTTTGATGATTGCTCCAAAGATGTCATCTGCAGCAACCTTTGCCCAGTCAATATTTCCCTGCCAACGAGATACATCAATTACTGTTGTCATTATTCTTTACCTCCTTGTTGTAGGAGATTTGAGATACACCGATTATTGCGCCGATAAGCAATGCAATTGCTGTAATAGTTGCGCCGATGTTTTTTGCTAAATCAGCCCAGTCCCAAATCGTTCCGATTGTTACGATAAAAGTTGCCAATGCCGGCAAAACGATAAGTGCTAACCATTTAAGCACATTGTAGAGTTTGTCATTGAGTTTCATTTCATTTTCTCCTTTTTTTCGCACGAAAAAGAGACACAAATCAATGTGTCTCTTTCTCTGGGAGTTTCGTTCATTTTGTTAACTATTTGAAAGTAACTATGCGAAGTAAATACAGATATTGCTACGGCAATATATAGTTTTCTCACTTTAGATATTAACACACTTCAAACTCTCTTTTTCTATCCTCTTTTATTTTTTTCAATATTTTTTTTAATAATCGCTAAACGCTTGTAAATATAAGGCTCAGAGTAGTTAGTTGCCGCTACAATCTCACTCATTT